AAGGAGCGGCACGGTCAAAACTTATCGTGACGACAATAAAGATGACATTATTGATCTTGACGTACAGTCTATTACTGAAGGCTATTACGGGATCAATATTCACAAAGCCGGGTCGGACTCCACGCAGGTAGACAGGTGGTCTGCTGGGTGCCAGGTCTTCAGCCATAGCGCAGACTTCGATGAGTTCATGTCCATCTGCTATGCGGCCAAGAGCAAGTGGGGCAACAGCTTTACTTACACGCTTATTGATGAGCCAGAACTATAGTAAGCTTAGCGCTAAGCCCAATGGCAAGGTTGCCCCTGCACCCCATGACGGCGGGTCCACGGGCCAGGTACCCGGTGGCATGTCAAAAGGGTGAGGGGAGATTTAGCCTTCGAAAGCTTCGGAAAGATCCTCGATTGGGTCTTCTTTTGCTGCTGGGGCAGACTCTACCGTCGTGGCCTTCTTGTTGATGGCATCAGCAGCCATGACCTGAATGAATTGCTTCATCAGATCCTTTAGCTCTGTGTCGTCAGACTCGTCACTCTTCTTGTTGAGCGCTTCGATAAGCTCTTTGTTGTTGTCAGCCACATTCACGTTGACATCCATTGCGGGGACGCCGTTCGCGTATCGCAGGTCTGCGTTATTGTCGGCATCAACAAACTTGCAGGCAATAACGATTGCTTCTTGGTTTCTTGGGTTCATCCGAATGTCTGCCTCGTAGTCCAGCAGCACCCACTCGCCGTTTGGCTGAGAGTTGCGAATGTTTTTGACCATATACTTGATGGTGTCTTCGCAGATCTCGTTCCAAGCCTTCTTATCAACCTTGCCCATCACGCCCTCAAGCGGCCACTCTGCTTTGCGGAGCCGGGTCCGAAACTCCTTGAAGTCTTTCTTCGACTTCTTGTCGATGGCTTTCGAGTCGTACACTTCACGGACAATGGACATGAAGTCTGTCGCCTGAATCATCTTTGGCGGGCCCTGCTTCGCCCCTGCCGATTCAGACATCCGAAGGGTTTTCTTTCCGGTTTCTGCAATTTGGTCAATCAATGACATGAGTTCTCCTACTCTGTGAAGTCTTCTTCTGGCTCTGGAAGGTCGTTTGCCTTGGCCTTCTCGACCAAGTCCTTAACTTTTGATTTCCTCGGCCTTTTTGGTTTCTCGTCCGGCTGGACATCGATAACGTTCTCTTGGACTGTAACATTGTTCGGCTCGTTTATGCCATCCACAGAAGAGTTTTCGTTTATTGGCGTATCATCAAAGTCAGATTTGATGTCGTGGGCCAAGACTTCCTGTGTCCGGGGCGTCAGGGGCAGGTACTTGCAGATGCGCCGGATAACCGTTTTGCGCCACATTTCCTCTGTGTGCTGTGACCATGGCCCAGAGTCTGGGCTTCGGGAAGACTGTCTGATCCTGTTGATCTGGTCTTTCCTCATGACCTCTATTTGGCGCTGGCCGTCCTTGAAGAAGCACACAGCGTAAGCCAGGATCATCTCGCCAGTGTCTTCATAGCACTTCTTGTGCTTTAGAATGTCACCATGCTCGAGGTCGAATGAGTGTTCGAACTCGTCGTTTTCGTAAACGATCTCTGCTTTGAAGTGGGCAACCTCTCCAGACCGCTTGACCAGATCCATGAGGCCTGTGTACTCAATCCAAAGCTCAGCATCGAAGCACTTTGAGCGCTTATTCCACATCGGAACGAGCGATGCCCTATGCAGTGCGCCACCACCAATAAGGTCAAGCTCACAAGCCTTAGCTAAGGCCAGATAGACTGACGTAGGAGAGCACTGGACAAGCCGTTCATTCTTTGCGGCCTCCATCATTGCGATTCTAATGATGCGGTCAACGTCTGCACCCCTGGGCGCAATCTGGGTAAGGCTACTCTTCTTGGTTCCAAGGAACTGGTTGAGTGCTGTAAGCTGGTCTCGTCGGCTAAGCGCTGTCGTCATTTCGTGGCTCCATTATTCGCAGAGTCCTGTTTGACGGACCCTCAGTAACGTACTCTTTGTACAGGTCTGGGTGATCTTGTGAGAATCTTTTCTTGTCGAAGCTTTGCCGTGGCTTTGATGGCTTCCATGTAGCCACCCCGGCTATCCCAAACGACTCTCCGATACAGCTTCGTAGCTGATTTTCTAACTCGTTCTTCTTTCCGGTCACTTCTTTGTGGGTTTCCCTGGCCTTCAGTATCTTCTCGTAAAGGTCGCGCTCAGCAACGCTGGCAGGCCTCAGGGGTTCATCGGCGACCCTTGGGTTGATCGTGAACATTTTCCCAAGCACTTCTCTGCACATGTCTGTACTGTCAACTGGCGGCGGGGTCTCGCTAGCGACATACTTTTCCCACCACTCTTCGGCGACACTGAGTATGTCTGCGCCAAGCTCTTTGTCTCTATCTATCCGGTACACGCGGAAGTCGTCTAAGCTGAAAAGAGTTGCGATATCCCAGTACGGGGCATCAAATATCTCCATATAGGCGCGCATTTGCACCTCTACATCTAGTGGTACGTCGGTGGTTCCGGTCTTGCCCCACCCCTTTCGCATCCTGCGCGTCTTGGCATCCATGCCAAACGTGACGCCACCGTGCTCAACCAGCATATCTGGAGTGCCGAAGATGCGTGGCCGAGATGGGTGCCAAGTTAATCCTCTCTCCCAAAGACGACATCCCTTCCCTAAATGGAGTTCGTATAGCTCAAACACGTACTTCTCCATCACCCGGCCACGCATCAAAACTGCATTGTCTCGGTCTTCTGACTTAAATAGCCCAGTCTTTTCGGACCAAATCTTAAAAAGACTCTTATCGAATGAACCAATTTTATCGGCGGCATCTGCGCCAGCCATCATGATTGCGGCAATATCAGTGCCACCCAATCCTTTCTTTCGCTCAGCGAGCCACGCCGTGCGTTCCGCTTGGTTCATGGTTGTTTCTCCTTCAGCAAAGATACTTCTTTCGCAGAAGTGTGTCAAGGAGCCACACCCGATTGTGGACAAAACCTGTCCGGTGCGCTATTTTTTATTAATAGGGTGTGTCAAATGATCATCGAGGTTTACCGGAAAAGTCTGCCAGGGAAGAGCACCCGAGTGCTGTTTATCCAGTGGCTCAATGGGGAGTTGATAAGATTTGATTTAAGGCTCAGTATTGGATACCTTCGGGACTTGGAATATGGGCGGAAAACGCCGTCACTTCCTTTGGCTATCGGTATCGAAAAGGCTACTGGTGGTATAGTGTCTGTAAGAGAGTGGCCTGGGCTTAAGCCTGGTCTTCGCTCATAACTGGAGAAGAGAATGAGTCTTAAAGAAAAAGTTGATGAAATGCGGATTGTCACCAGAGTCAAATGGGGACTGCACGGGTACAATTCATCTGAGGTTATTTCCACCCTCTATGCGTATATTGGGGAGCTTGAGGCTAAGGCTACACAAGCTAAGGCTGCGGCAACCAAAAAGCCGCCCGCTAAAAAAACGTCAACCAAAAAGCCGCCCGCTAAAAAAACGTCAACCAAGAAGTAACTACGCTTCTATTGGTTTCCAAAACACGGCCATCAACATATCGATGGCTGTTTGGTTTTTCTGTGCCTCAATATGGTTATCGATAATCTCGAGCGCACACTCTTTTGATATCGATTCGATTACCGGATCACCGCTGGCATCAAACATTTGGATGAACTCTTTGGTTGTCACGATGGTCAGACCATCTGGCGTATCCCATGAGTCTTGGACTTCATTCAGGGTGGACATCGACTTCCTGTGGCCTAATGATGTTGTTGTACCCACACCCGCTGTATCGGATTTGGACGTTGTCTAACCAGTGCTGCACTGCCTCGTCTGTCGATCGCTTCCCTACAGCGTAGCACTGGTTCCACAGAGCATTGCACCCGGTTGCTGGCGACAACCACAGGCAGTCAATCGTCTTGTGTAGCTCTCGACGGACATCTTCAGTCATCATCATGGCCATGTACGGCGTGGTTAGTAGCCAAACGTATGCCTTATCGATGGTGTCATCGTCTAATGAGCCCTCCTGGTACCACTCAAAGAAGTAGGCGTTGGAGAAGTCGATTAGGTCATCAAGGTCTTCAAAATCATCTGCGCTTACGGTAAATGTGCTGGCCCCCTGAAGCATCATGTAGTCGAGCCCATACGCTATGAATCGTAGGAAGTGGCCACCATCAATGAATGCCTTCACCTGTTCCGCAATAGAGTGGAGAAGGAATTGGTTCTCGGTGCCGATTGACCTAACTCTTGAGCACGTTGACTTACTGAAAATAATAGACTTGTCATCTTCGGTCAGGTATTTGTCTACAAAGGTGGACATCTCTTCTGCTCTACCGTGCGCGAATACAGGCATTATGCCTCTCCATTATTAGTCTTTTCTACAAGCTCTGGCTTGGTCATAGATATTATGTTGTCGTCCTTCCCTTCGACCCACACATAAGTTCGCTGTCCACCTATTCTGCGTCGAACCCTGTCGTACCCAAGCTGGCGCATAATGTCGCCTACTCGCATCTCGTTGTTTCGGGTCATCTGGTATTTCTCTAAGCTCAGCGCTTGAGCCATTATCTCGCTTGTGGATGACTTCCTCATGCTCCCTATCAGCCATTCCT